GTTTCTCTTCAGCACCATAGCGGAAGATTTGCTCCAGGTAAGCGCGCAACCAGGTACCACCACCGCCTGCAGCATTCCACGCTAGGCCAGCGTAGGTTGCATTCAGAGTGTAGTCATCACAGTTGAGCGGAGCAAGCTCACGAATCCCAGGAATGACACCACCAGTAGTGCGCTCAGGCTTGCCATTGTCGCCAGTGTTCTGAGTACGAATGCCCCACAGGAAGGCCAACTCCATCTCCCAAGAATGCATCTCGAGAGCTTCAGCCTTCATTTTCTGGTAAGCATCACCAGTGCGAAGAGTGGTCATCTTCGCGGTACGAGTGATGGACAGTGGGGTACGGAAGATCTGAGTGTAGTTGTAAACTTCGACCGGATTCAAAGCGATTGCATCCGGCATCTCACCACCCTCAGGGTTGATGTTGCCGATGATCTTGAAGTTGTCGCAGTCGGACAGATCACTAGTAGGAGAGTTATCATCAGCTTCCAGGAGCCTCACAGCAAGAACTGCCTCAGCTCCACCGATGGTAACTCCGGTGACCTTACCAGTCACATCCACGCGCCAGTCACTGGCATCGCGGAGGAGAATCTGGTGACCTGCACGAACTCGACGGCCATTAGCTGCACTGACACGGAAGAACAGGGTATCACCAGCAACTGCGCCATTGACATAAGGATTAACCATGCCAGCATCGGTGCAGATTGCAGTGACAGCACCACTGACAGCTGTTTGCTCCTGAGTCCACCAGTGGAAACGAGGATCGTCTACACGCTTGGAGCCCATCATGCTCAGAATGGCAGTAAGCGGGGCCATGCCATTCGGGTAAAGATACATAATCTGTTGCCTCCAGCTCTCAGGACGCTGATTAGCAACCCAATCACCAGTTCCACGCATTCCAAGAAACATTTTAATACCTCCGTTGTATGTTTGAGTTCGTTAAATAAATTAACGGACTGGTTTAAGTTAAAGTTAACTACTACGACTGCGGTGCAGCAGTAGTCAAGGTAGTAGCAGGAGCAGTCGTGGGAGCCTGAGTGGTTCCAGGCCCAGGAGTCGTATCCATACCAGGCCACACTCCAGGTCCAGCCGCACCAAGTGCATGCCATGCCAAGCCATCGCTGTACATCAGAAGCCGATCGCACTTGCCATCAAGGACAATGTCTCCAGGCCAGCACTCACTGTCATTAAAGCGATCTTCGACAGTAATAGTGTTCACAGCAGTAGCCTGACGAGCGATGATGCTGTAGAAGCGACCCTTTGCCTCTGCAACAGGCGGAAGAGTAAGCACCATCGGAGCACCGATGGCATAAGGACGAACTACATAGTCCCTGGTGGTCATAGCATAATTACCAGCAGGGTCCATGTACTTGTCCACAATAACTTTATCGTGTTGAGCACCTCGATCTTCAAGAGCCATTAGTAATTCCTCCTATTGTCGCACTACTCTATTCATTGCGTCTATTTCAGACGCTAATGGATTAGAGTCAGTAGCTGGTTTGGAAACTCTGCCACCTTTTTTCCTAGGTAAAGGTGGAGGAGAGTCCTTTTGGGTAGATGGTTTAGGTTCAGGTTCGGTAGTCGCCTCAGGTTTCTTCAGTTCGAGCCTCTTACGGGTTTCGTCACCTAGTTTAGCAAGCACTTCATTGTACTTTGCACCAGGTGTCTGTTGAACAAGTTCGTCAAAAACCACTCCGACCACCTTCGAAAATGGTTTGAGGTCCTTGTTCTGCTCGTAAAATTGCTCACTAAGTTTTCGCAAGGATTCCTTAATTTCCATGCTCTGGATAACACGATCTGGAACGGTAGTTAGAACCGTCTCGCTAGAGCGTTTTATCTCAGTACGCGCATCTTTAAGGGCCTGCTTGTAGATGTTGTTTAGGAGTTTGTTGAATGAATCTTTGTCATTAACAATCTCTTCAACATCTACGTCTGCGAGGAAGTCCTTGTCCGCAATAGGTGGTTCGGTCGCAGGAGGTGGTGGAACTGAAGCCTCTTTAGGCTTAGACAGTTCTTCCATCTTCTTTCGGAGTTCCTCGTTTTCACGTTTTAGATCCTCAACAGGATCCTTTGGGGCGGCAGTAGATGGTGCAGCATCTTGATCGCTCTGTGACGACTCCTCAGATGGTGCAGCAGTAGCTGGCGCCTCAGGCGGTGTTTCATCAGAAGGTTTTTCATCTGGGACTTGTTCTTCTGATGTAGTAGGTTCATCCTCAACTGTTCTCTCAAGTGCATCAAACATCTCAGCAATTTCTTCTTTAGTCCCCATCTTTAATTTCCTCCTCCTTCGGATTTTTCTTCTCTGATTCTAACACCCCAATAAAGATGTCAGGCATTGATAGTAGGTAATCAACCGCTTTCATTCTCCCATTTATGTCTCCTAGGTGTGTAAGTACCTGGGCAGAAGAAGGGTTAGTTGACGCTATGTTGTCAACCATAGATTTTAATTCATTCTCAAAACCCTTCTTCCACGAAATAAGCTCACGCTTAATGTCGAGCCAGATGATAGATTTCTTAAACTCAACAAGATCACCGATGGTAGATCTTACTTTAATCTCTTCCATGCTCATGGCTATGCCCCAAGTGGTACAAGGTTTCCAGCCTGTGCCTGGTCAAGAACTTGCTGATCAGGTGCGACCTGTGGCTGGACTTGATTTGTAGTACGTTTGAAATCGTCTATGTTTTTGGCCCCTAGTTGTTGCGCTATGTAGGAGAAGATTCTGAATATGTCAAACTGTTGGTACAGCTCAGGTGTTTGTGCTATAGTACTGAACATCTGAAGCCAGGCTTCGGAGAAGTTTCCACCAGGGATTGAGCCATCCCTTACGATTACATCGTAGTTGACAGCAAGATCATATGGAGAGACTGCCCTAGAAGTTTTACCACCAAACAACTGGACAAGCTTCTCTTTATGATTCCCAACTGCCTTGACATAAGTATCTTGTGACATATACTGTTGCGTATGAACAGCGAACATTGTCCCTGTGTCTTGCATAAACTGCATCCCAAGAATCATAGCAAGACGCTGGAGCCTAGAGATCGCGCTACCTCGAGTACCTTGAAACTCACCTTTCGTAAGACGCTCCGGCCCACCCTGACGTATGGCACCCTGCATAGATTGATCAGCACCACTGATACGATCCATCCACTGGGTGATGTAAGCACTATCAGAAATGTTAGCACGAGTAATGTCTTGTACAACCAGTTGTTGGACAACTTTATCGACTCCATGGCCCCACGCTGGTCTCCTTAGTCTGATTAGTTTTCCTGGTTCAGGATCTTCAAGGTCCTTGATGTTGACAAGGTAAGGGTCTACAACCAGCATATCATTAATAGACTTACGAACATTAGCAATGTGAGAATTGAAAAGGAAATCAAGAGTACCTTGTAATCCATAAAGTATCTCCATGCGACTCATTGGAGTGATTGAGTAACCATCATATTCAGGGCTTGCAACTGCAATTGGATACAAGCCGTGATTGTGATTAGCACGATGACAGCTGACAATTACATCATCTGCGGCAAGTGCAAAGAACCACTTTTCTGGATATTCACCAGGGCCTAGCTTCCATTCCTTTGGGATGAGGTTGATGTAGATTTTGATAACATCAACTGGATTTACTGACAGGGACATTCCCCTGTTTAAATCATTAGAACCACTATACTTCATTTGGCGCTGACTTTGATCTTTGGAAAGTGAAGATTTCTTATCTTGCTTATCGCGTAGGTATTTGACATTGAAGATGTGTTCTGGATCATCTACTTCGTCATTTAACAAGTTCATGTAATTAGTACGATCAATCCAACCTACGAACTCACCATCTTGAACATTGGCACTAGAGACAGTTGGATCAGGGAGAAACATATAAGGGTCAATATTGCTAAGGTCATTGCCTTCGAAGATTAGACCATCCACAAACTTAATGGACTTATCTTCAGTTGTCGCAAAGGGACTTTCAATAGTTGAAGTGTTACGAACTGGTAGTTTACCATAGCATTTTTTCCATCCAGGAAGGCCAATCCCTATGCCATATGCAAAGGAATCACGAAGCACTGTGTGGAGTGCAAGTGGGACCTTTGACTTGATGCAATGAAGACGGACTACCATCTCAAGTAACATCGCTCCAACTGTGTCGTCGTCTTCGACACCTTCATATTGGAACATAGGGTCTTGCACAAAAGCCATGGTCATGTAAGTTAGTAATGCTTCGAGCATTGAGTAAGAATAAGGAAATACTATTGAAATAGGCTTTCTGGAATCCTTAGCCTTTATCATTCTTTCTTTTTCACTAGTTGGAATATAAGTAGTTAGTACCCGATCTATTTCATTCCAAGATTTGAAACGCTTAGCCATCTCCTTACGAGATTCCTGAGCGCGCTGCCAGACCTTGTTGCGAATGAAGTTGTGGAATTCGCTACCTGGTTTAAGGTCTAGTTCATCAGGGTAGTTATAGTCATAATTTTCCCTGATGTAGCTGCCAGGTCTTTGAGCTATGTCACCTGTCACTATGTAAGGCATTGTTGGCTCCAGTGTGTTAAATAATTTAATTAACTTTCAAACCCATAAAGCTTGTCACATTTCAGCAGAGGACATGCATTAGGAATTATCACCTCAATGCCAAAACCTTTTGCATAACCAAGTAGGTATTCAAAAGATGGTCTTTTATCTTTGTGTTGTTCATCTACCATATCACATCCGAAGACACCTATAGTTGGATAACCAAGGTAGATAGCAAGTGCTAACATCCATGAAGCTGAACTGGTGAAGTACTTGCCAAACATACTAATAATTGATTCAAATGGGTAGATCCTTGCATTAGGAATTATTTGACAACTTGATTGCATATAAACTGGAATATTTAAGTGCTGAAGTTTATCAAGGTAATTGTAAATAGACATTTCTCTAAACACTGGCTGATCATTACGTAGGAACTGTTCGTCAATGATAGAGAATTTATGTAGCTCAAACCACCCTGTCCAGCGCACATTAGGGATGTACTGGAAGATGTTGTTTACTCCCCAGAAGTCCCATCCAGAGCGGTCAAATGGTGCTTCAGAGCTGCTAGACCCAGCATTTATGATTGCAAGTTTGTTCATGTAGTAGGAACCATTGTAGTAGGTGGAACTGTGGTATCAAGTGCTATAGCATTGTAAACTTTAATATCTGCCCAAGCACCATGATAGCGTTCACCACCCATAGTGACAAAAGCCTGAACTTTCCATATCCCATCTGTGTCAAAATTAACTGCTGCACGAAGTCGAGTGGTAATAGATGGATGAATTAGTGCAGCCCACTTACCACCAGTACCATTTGGACGCTCGAACTTTATGTAGCAGTCGAAGCCAGTTAGGACCTTGTTAGTGTACAAGGTTAGTAAAACATCATCATTTACGAATACTTTGGAAGCCATCTTAGCACCTAAAGTATGATGGAGTTTAGATTAAGTGAGTCAGATATTAATGACTCACATAGGATTCCATCTGAGATTATTGATAAGTTGTCAACAGCATCTGTGATTATTGACTCGATTAATAGAGATGTAGCCGATGCACTAAACATTACTCTACCAAACTCAGGCCATGATCTGAGTGGTAAGGCCCAGTGTGGGAAGTCAGAGTATACTTGATATTCTGAAGCCATTAGCTCACATCCAATGTGACAGCTGAACGATTACCACTTGAGTCAACAGACATTGAGATACGATTCTTGGTATTAGCTTGGTCACGGAAGTTGATTATAGCTGTACCACCACCATTAGCACGACCTGCAAGGTATGCAAGCAAGACCCTCATAGCTTGTCTAAGTGTTATAGCTCCTTCAACTGATTCATCTAGAATAGCCGCAACAGATGGAAGTGCAGCTATTAGAGCTGGAATGGTTACAGATGTATCAATTAAGACTGCATCAACTATGGTATCAATAGCATCTATTTTACCATCAAGAGTAGTACTAGTGTCAACCAAAATAGCTGCTACATCTGCAACTATTGTGTTAATCTTGGTATCAAGAGTAGTGCCCGTATCGACTAAGATTGCATCTACAATACCATCTATTACATCAACCTTGCTATCAATGGAGCTTGCAAGTGCAAGAGCACTACCTGTGCGTTCTATAGAGAATGCTCCAACTACCTTAACAACCGCTTCACCATCAACAGTTTCATCTGGATCTAGTACAACTGCATACTCACCACCAGTAGCCCAAAATCCAGCATCACCTGTGTCAATAGCTGTATCTATGATAAGTAGGTGAAGTCCTGTAAATAGTGAAGAAATAGACATACCATTAGTTGAAGACTTCTCAGAACTATTACCATCTTTATACACATGAAAGTCATCAACTTCAAATGCACTTGAAGGTGCAACAGTTCCACCTTCCTTATCATGCGTAGTGAAGTATATATATACTTTTGAGTCTTCTGCAAAGTCACCGAGATAGTTCATTGAACTAGTCTCCCAAACAGAATTGAGTTATTTACTAATTTTCCACCTATTAACCTAGCCATTATAGGGGCTAATGTAGTTGGTAATAAAGTTGTTGGTGCAAGAGTTGTAGGAGGTAAAGTTGTCATAGCTAATGTTGTAGGTGCTAATGTTGTAGGTGTTAAAGTAGTTGGGGCCAAAGTTGTTGGAGCAAGTGTAGTTGGCGCCAACGTAGTAGGTGCTAGTGTAGTTGAAACTACTGTAGTTGGAGCAGCAGTAGTGCCTGCTGGAGTAGTGATTTTAAATCCAACTACAGGCTTACCTAAATGTTGATCATCTAGCTTACCAGTAGTGTCTGTAGGACCTACTACAGGTTTACCTAAGTGCTGATCGTCAAGACCGTCTGATTTAATTTCTGCCATTTACTGATCCGCTGAGAAGTCGTCAATCCAGACGTTGCCGGCTGTGCCGGTAACTGCTACGATTAGGTCAAGATATTCATCAGCCGTTAAGTCGGCTGCAGCAACAACAACAGATTCTTTTACATAGCTCGTTGTTGGAGTCTTGGCCGTTCGAGAGATATGTTCTCCATTTCTGGAAACAAAGAAAAAGACAGCTCCATTAAAATCAGAATCATCTTTTAAATAGGCGTTTATCGTTAGGTCTGTTGCAGCACTTGGGATTTTAACTGTGCCAACTTTATACATTAACGGGTATGTAGCCGAACTTGGATCAAACTTAACGCATTTACCCGATCTGCAAGCAGCAGTAGAGTCATGAATTACCTCTCCGTCCTGCCAGACCATTCTTGAATCTTCACCAACTTTCTTTATTACTATAGATGGCACTAATGCAGCTTGATAAGCTGTTCCGAGAACCAATTCACCAGAAGATCCATTTGTATAAGAGCACTCAATGCAAGTTGTTCCAGTATCCGATAAATTAAAAACATAAGTGCTGGCACCAGATGCACTTAGACCATAGATATAGTTTGCACCACTACCTGCAGCAACACTAATGTTAGCTCCACTTCTAACTGTTTCAGATATAGGACTTGCTAAGAAATTCCCAAATGCCTCACCAGAAAAACTAAATCCAGTAGCATAGGGATTGTATGATCTCGCGTTTTTAAGCGTATTCCCTGAAGAACCTATCGAAAAACCACTATCACCTGAGCCTGTCCCTACACTAAACGCATAAGCATTTTCGATGGTAGCTAAAGACCCTGATAGTGATATCCCAGAACCAGCCCCTCCACACAAAACAACATCTGAAGCATAAAAATTTGTTGCTGAAGAACCCACTTGGATATTTGCTGCTGTGCCTCCAAGCACCCAAGTATTTAGTATGGACTGGTCGCTTTGATCTACGTCAAAACCTGACGTGCTTGTTGTGACAATTATAAATTTTTCAGCGGTTACATAGTTTTTCGTATTAAAGTCTATCCCGTAAGTGTAAGTCGTGCTAAAGCAGGTTATTCCATTTTGAGTTGGCCCTGTAAGATCCCATCCACCAGAAATTAAGATTGGGCTTCCAGCACTTCCAGATGAGTTTACATCGTATTCTTCGGAGGCTGCTACAGGAGTAATTTTATACCCTGTAACGGCATCACCTGAGCCGGAAAGACCCCAATATGCTGTGTCAAGGGTAATCGTGGTGGAGTTTCGAGAAGCAACTTTCCACCAACCCTCAAGTCCTGAGTTTTTCCCTACAATATCACCAGCAGCAACAACAGCCGACAAGTCGGCCGAAGTGTTGACCGTGGTGCTGTTGTTTGTAAAAGTGAGGGTTCCAGTGAGGGTCGTGATGGTTGTCTTGGCTCCTCGGCACTCATCCCCCGCAGACCTCGACGTGGTGCATTTATCGATGGTCTTCCATGGGTTTCCTGCGGAGCCGTTACCTGTCGTGTCGTTGCCGCTGGCAAGGTCGAAGTAGTAGTTTGCTGCTACTAGATCACCTTGATAGCAGAACAATAAAGCTATGATGAGAATAAGGTATTTAAATAATTTAATCATCTAATTATCCCTATCATGAAGACCTTTGACATAACCACTTAATGAACCAAGCATCTCACGGATGCGCCTAAATTCAGCTTGTGTATTATGTTCTATTTGACGAACTTCATCACGAAGATCTTTAATTCCATCCTTTACATCTTGTATGTCTTCTGTGAGTGCATTAGATGTTGCAAGATTTTTAGCTACAGCAAGTTTAGCTTCAGCAACTACCTGTTCATGATCTGAGCATTTTTTAGCACAGTCACGACGCTCAGGAGCTGGGCCAATAGTTAACCAACCAGTCTTCTTTATTGCCAATAAAATAGCTCCCAATAGTGTCAGGGTTCCGACAACTATTTCTGGAGTAATAGTTACATTCATGCAGCTCTCCAATTCTCAATAGGTGCTTCATATTCGAGTTCTTTAAATTCAGCTTCAGAGTCAGTTGGGTCGTCTGATGGGCTGAAGTAGCGTTCACCAAGTTCGAGTAGTTGTACTAGGTATGCAGTACAGTCCATAATGTCCCAGAGTGCTGAACGAGGGAACATAAGTAACTGTGATTCCAAGCGCTTGATTGACTCACACCTGGCATTATGATAGACATAGCCTTGACGGTAGTAAGGTACAAGTTCCTTGATACGAAGTTCTTTCTTCATCCCTCCGCGTGCTTTAAGCCAGACAAGCTCGAAGAACTTACCACGCTTGAACATTTCGTTCTTGATAGGCTGCCTAATAAATTCGTTGAGGGATGTTTCTTCAATACCTATGACTTTTGCATTTAAGTTGATTGCCATACCAAAGAGAGCGTCATAGATTTCGTCTGGATAGAATTTTTCAGATACAATATCTCTGATGTAAACACGAGCTGAGTTGATGTCTATGCCGATGCCAACTATTGCTGATTCAGCAGAGTGAATCTTTACTGTTTTAGCAGGGTCAAGAATTACAACTGTTTCAATATGCTGGTTATGTTGGACTTCAGCATCAGTAAGTTTAAGATCACCTTCAGTAAGTGTCTTCTCAGGTCCTAGGTTGTAATAGTGGAAGTACTCACGTCTGAAGGCTGAGTCCTTTGTTGATATTGGAAGGTTACGAAGCTCACGAAAGAAGACATCTGTTTGGCCTGCATTGACATGCTCAGTCCATTCCTTTGCTATGTCCTCGTCAGACATGAAGTGAGGAGCAGTTGATTTGAAGTTATCATCACAAGCTTCAAGGCGGACTGAATCCCACTCAGGAGAGTCAAGAAGTTTTTGAAGCACAGAGTCTTCGTGCTTTAGGGTATCAATGTAGACTATTTTCCAATTCTTGTGCAGACGTGGTACAGCCTTGATAACATCTGCATAAAGCCACTGATACCAGCCTTTGCGAATTTCTTCATTTTCAATCGACTCAGGGTCTTCCAAGTCGTCAATAACAATGAGTCCAGGTCGATCATTTTTGAAGAGTACTCCACGAACTTGTTGTCCAGCACCTCGAGGCCAGACAAGAGTATCGTAAGCAACCCAGGCCTTTTTGGAGAACACTTCTTCAAACTCATGTTTATTAACATCACGTTGGCGGAAGTCTCCAAAGTAGTGTTTGATCATCTTATTGGTAACAAGCTCTCGACGCAAGTTCTCGGTCTGTAGCGAGGCTGCATCATGAGACTTGTTGATGTAGCAGATGAAGTGTGTGTGATGAAAGAGAATGTAACGAGCCATGAAGGCTAATGCGACAACTGAAGTCTTACCCCAACCACGAGGAGCGGCAATGGCAACTTTGTTAGAAGTGCCGTCTATCTTTTCAAATATCTTCCCATGCACATTCTCTGCAAAAGGCAGAGTAAAGCGCTCAGGGAAGAGGGTCTTAGCCAGCATCTGCGTGTTGTAAGAGCAGCCGGTTAAGAGGGCATTTGCTAAGGGGTCGTGTTCCACGGTTTAGTTTCCAATAGTTCTAAGTATCCATACTTTTTATTTGCCATTAGCCAAGCATGTTCCTCTTTGGATACATCCAGGGCTTTTTGCCAGTAGTCGTCGACCTTTATCTTATGTCGATTAGTGAAGGCCTCTTCACCTAGTTTTGCGTGTCTGTAGCCTGCATCAGGCCCACCTAGGACTGCATAAGCAACTAAGACACCAAAGCCGTGAGGAAAGTTGCCGTTGGCAGTATAGGTCCGATACTTGTATTGGCCAGTTTTGATGACTTCTGGCGTGTAAGGGCCTATGTGAATTACTGGGTCTGTGATAATTGCCCAGTTATTGTAACCAAGCATTAGGGACTTTATTTGCATTAGTTGCTCAGCACCACCCCAGGAGACCATTGCTGTAGCGTGAGTTCCATAACCCTTGAGTGTGTCAAGGAACCACTCTCGTCTGCAAATCCAGGGCATGAACTTCCAAAACATCTTGCGTTCTTCAGTATAACAACAGTCCCAACCACCATTAGGGAGACCTTTGTCACTTACCTTGAGCGTGTGCTTGGCCGACGCAGGACCTTGGTGAGCCCAGCGAATTGGAGGGTGGCCAAAGCCAAGGTCTTTTTCATCTTTATGACGCTCCATGAAGTTAAGGCTATCACGAAGAGTGTTATAGCCAATAAGTACATGAGAATCAATACAGAATAGATATTCACCTTGAGCTGCCTCCACTGCACGGTGTCGAGCGCTAGTGAAACATGGAGAAGTTTGGCGAATTACTTTGAGCCACTTTTTCTTAATCCACCCATTAGGGTAGGCAATAGGCATTAGTTTGAATAAGTCATCATCTGAATTGTCACATAAGACAATTTCACCATCCATGTCTATGGACTTGAGCATCTCGATACAGCTATTGAGAGTGACGTTGAGCATTACTATGTCGTTACGATTGGAGATAATGATCGAAAGCTTCAAGCAACACCTACTTTCTCAAGCAGATAGAGGACTTTTTTACTAGTTTTGTTGACAACATAGAATTTGGTGGTTAGTTTGTAACCACTAAATTTGTCAAGAATCTTAGCAGTCATTACGTAGTGTGACTGCCAAGTCATGCGAAAGGCACCTTCAGCACCTTTAATGCGAGTCTCGAAGTAAGGTTGTTTTTGAACTGTGGATTCTTCAGGACTGTTAATGTCGAAGGAGACTTTAAGTGGGTTGGTAGCAAGGATGTTTGAAAGTACCATGTCCTGTTCTTTCATTGACAAGTGGATAAATACAGCAGAGCATACAATAGATTGTTGATTGTTGACTATTGGTTTAGTAATATCGTGTTGAAAGACACGATGAGCGAAGTCAGGGAAATTTAACTTGATCCGCTCTATCATGTCATGTGAAGAGTCATAGCCAATGTAGTTGAGATCGTCTTTGGCCTTTGAGTTGATTAAATAATTTAAGAATCTGCCGAATCCACAGCCTAGGTCAAGCCAGTTATTACAATCTGCAATGGCAAAGTCGAACATGTCCTTAGAGTAAGGATGAACTATCTTACCCCACGAGCCTTCAGCACGATCGACTTCAGGTTTTGACCACTGGTTAATGCTCATAGTTTTCAATAAACCACTTAAAAGTGTTATAAAGACCATCTTCTAAAGAAATAGTTGGGTCTATATCACAGTGAATTTCAGGGCAGAGAACTTCACCTGGGATGAAGTTTTCATAATGAATAATTGGAGTGAAGCCGATTAGGGATTTGGAAATTTCTCGAATTGTTTCTGCAAGGTACTTGATAGTTACGAGCTTGCCAGAGCAAATATAGCCGCTTTTGCCACTTATGATTGCATTAACTACGTCGTCTACGTGGATGAAGTCGCGGGACTGGGAGCCGTCACCGTAGATTAGGAGTGAGCACTTGTTTAGACAACGCTTGATGAAGGCCGCTATTACACTGTTTTTGTGTATTGAGTGTGGGCCATAGACACTTGATAGCTTAAGGACCCTAATGTCGAGGTTGTAGGACTTATAATAGGCGTTGCAAATGGCTTCACCTGCGGCTTTAGAGGCTAGATAAGGTGAAGCTGAAAGGGCTGAGCTGGCAGAAGATGTGAAAATTAAGGTGTTGAACTTCTCTGTGCGAACCAGGTCTATGCAATTTAACAAGCTATTGATGTTGGAAGTGATGGTTGTTCTTGGATGGGCAAGGGACTGTCGTATGTTGGTGTAGGCTGCTAGGTGAACC